GGTGCGGTGCTTACCGTTGCTATTGTAGAGGTCTGAGCGCTGTTAACGAACGATCCAGCCCCTGAGGTAGTTACTGGAGCGCTTCCCGATCCAGCGTCTACTGAGGTGCTGGACTTATTAGTTTTTAAAATGTTCTTTACCGCCGCAAAGCCTGTAGCGGTTGCTAGTGTGATCCCTATAATTCGCTGCGATAGCGTTGGTGCGGCAAGGGCTGCAGTAATTCCTAAGTAAGTGTTCACTAACGCCGATGCTACAGATAGGGCTTTGCTTTCTCCGAATAAGGCTTGGGCTGCTGCTAGTCCGTCCTGCACCATACCGATATTATTAGCCCGTTTTTGAGCTGCTAAGATCTTATCGTTTTTTATTGTCTCGCTGTTGAATTTCTTCTCGGCCAAAGCTTTTCTCCCTCTAAAAACCTCCTCGCTTACCTCTTGGGCCGCTAGTGCGGCGTTTAAAAGCTCTAGGTCTCTTGCGTAGTTCGCCTCGAGTAATTCGGTTTTAATCTCTTGCTCGGTTGCGTCCTTGTCTACGATGTCCTGCAGCCTAATCTGGAAGGCGACCTCCGCAAGTGCTTTCTCGTTTTCGACGTTAACCGCAAGGCGGGCCTTTTCTCCCTCGTCAAATGCGGCTGACGCTATAGCAATGCTCTCGTTTTTACCCGCGTTAATCTTTAGGACCTCGTCCGCGTAAGCTCGCTCGCTTAACAGGCGCCTGTCTAAGAGTAGCACTTGGGCCGTTGCTAGATCGGTCGCACTTTGAACGAGCCCGTCGAGTTGTTCTTGGTTTAGTTTTTTATTATCCGCAAACGCTTTCTTTTGCGCCTCGAGTTCCTTATTTATCTGGTCCTCCGCTATAGCTAAAATTTGACTAGACAGCTCTTGTCTATTTTGCAAAAGAATTTTAGTCCTATCGCTGCCCGTGGCGGTCTTAGTCGCTAAGGCGTTCTCCAGATCAAAGATTTTTTGCGCGTTTGCCAGGCGTTGCTCAGCGTTTAAGTTGCTAGCGTTAGCTTGAGCTTTAAGTATGTCAATCTGGTTTCTTGCTTCTTTATTAGCAAAGTCCGCGGCGGCTTTTGCGGCGGTTGCTGCCTTAGTAGCCGCTTCTTTTCTGATTGTGTTTAGCTTGTTGGTTTGGGTAGTCTCTAGCTCTAAAAGTGCCGCGTTATTCTCGTTCTTTTTAGCGATTATTTTATTAAGTTCTGCTTCCTCAGCTCTGGACGTGTCATTCCTAGATTGCTTATTTTCTAAAATCGCTATCTCGATATCTAGCTCTAAATTTTTAAGCCTATTTATTTCTTTGGCCGCTACTATAGATTTACCTGTAGCGATTTCGCGCTCCTTGTTGGTCTTAGTCTGGTCCTCCGCGATACGGTTTTGGGCTTTGACCTCCTCGGTTGCCTCGCCTAAAAGTAGCAAGTTTGCGTTTCGGGTTGTCTCCAATTTCTTTTCTAAAACGTCCAGCGCTGCCCCTTTTGCTGCGGCGTCCGCTAGAAACTTAGCCGTTTCCTTCGCCGCCCCTGCTATTTTACCGCCTAAGTTCTCGACCCCTGTACCCGCCTGAGCTATTCCGTTTCCGACTTTTGCAAAGTCTAAGTTCACAATTCCGTCGAGTATAACCGCAAATGCTTTGAAGCGGTTTATTAAATTTGTCTTAACAAACTCGGTAAGATCTTCTAGTGCCTTTTTTGGATTCGTGAACGTATCAATTAAAGACTTACCCGCGTTTTGAAGTACCCCAATAAAAGACTCGAATATTGCGACTAACGGACGCGTAACCGACGTTATCTTATCAAGGCCCGCTTGCGTTGAAGCAAGGAACGAGATCAGCGGTACGATAACAGCGAGTAGCGCGACTATGGGTATAGCTAGTAAAGCAATGCTGAGGGCTCTAGTTGCGACCGTTGAGGCCGCTGTCGCTGCGGTTGCCGCTTGTTGCGTTGCAGCTTGGGCAGCTGTAGCGGTTGCGTTTGCTGACGTTGCCGCGGTGTTCGCTGCTTCGACTTGGGTCTGCGAGGCTTTGCCCGCGGCGTATTGGAAGCCTACAGCGGTTCTTTGTGTTTCCGCTACTGTAGCGGCCTGGGTTGCGACGTTCTGCGCGGCTTGTGCGGTCGCTAGTGTTTGAGAAGCTGTTTTGCTCGCCTCTTGCGCCACTCTGAAATTGCTAATCGTTCCCGTCAACTCACCAATTACTGCTTTGCCTTGCTGAGCAAACCCGACTATCTGGTTAGTGGCTCCGCCAAAAGAGGAGCTGACCGCTCCCATAAGTCCTGGGTAGTTACCGATGTTTATTTTCTGCTGCTCTAAGGCTGAGCTGCTGTCGTTTATAAGCTTATTATTTGATCCAATCTTAGCGTTTATATCGGTTATCGCTTTCGCGCCATCCACGGTCGTTGTGTCAATTAGTCTACGCGCTGCAATTAGGGCCTTGGTGTTTGTTGTGGCTTGCTCTTGAGTTTTTATGTTCTGCTCTAGCGCAGCGTCGAGTCCTGTTTGGGCGCGAGTGAGTTCTAAAACTGTTTTTTGGTTTGCTGAGTACTCGCCGCGCGCCTTTTTAAGCGCTCCCTCGTTAGCTACAAAAGTCTTTAGCTGCTCCTCGTTTGCCGTGGTTAGGTTACCCGTTTCTTTTTTTAGCTTTTTTTGCTCGTTTTCCAGATCAATAACCGCTTTTTTTGACTCGAGCATCGCTCTGTCAAGGTCGGAGTTATCAATTATTAACTTACCAATTACTATCTCTTCTGCCATTATCTAGGAATTTATTGTCGTTGTGAAATTTACCGCTATATCTTTAAGCTCTACCTTAGAGACTCTAGGCCCCGCGGGGAAGCCTTCGCTAACAAAGTCGAATCTAAAATAAACCTTTATATTTTGACCTGCTTGAACGTTGTTGAGTGCTCTTGATATCCTTGGTACTTGTAGAACGTTCAAACCTACTCCAGATATCGACCCGCTCCTTAGTGTTATTAAGGTGCTGCCAAAAAAGCAGTATATTTTATAGTCCGTTTTTGGCTGAGAGTTCACGTTTGCCGTTGTCTCAAACCTAATCTCGAACGCTGGGACCTCTACCCTAATTTGTTGGTAGTTTTGCGAAGGGGCTACCAGATTAAACGATACGGGAGGTAGCTGATTATTAATAAATACCTGAGTAGTTGCGCTGGTTATCGTATTGCTAATGTTTGGGCGTAAACCGACGATGTAGTCGAACGGGGTAACCTGCACTGTTGTAGCCTGAAATCCTGAATGCTCATACTCGTAGTCAGTAGATTGTAAGAAATTACTTTCAAGTTTTGCCACACCTGTGTGCTTAAGCGTTATATAGGCCTCGTTTGACAGTCCTCCGTTTGTGTCTAGGGCTTGTAAATATAGCGAATCCGTAAGCGTGTTAGGCTGACTCTGCCCGTCGTCGTTTGACTCTAAGACTATTGAGCTCTCAGATAAATCGCTAATATTAAAGGCCTGAGGTAAAGCGTTCGCGGGAACTAGGATATTGTTAACAAATAACCTGTTTTTTGCTTGGTCATAGGTCTTGAATATAACAACCTGCCACGGGTATTCGTTTGGCACGGGGAAGGGGTACATTGATAACAGAAAAGCTTTGCTAAAAATAACCTTTTGCTTAAAGTCCAGCAGTACAGCGTTAAAGTTGTTCAGCGCGGGGCTTACTACTTTTCGAGATTTAATTAGCATAGCTCGAACGTTTATTTTATCGGCTTTTGTTGAGAAGCTTATCTCTAATGGAATCCAATAGGCTGACTGTTGCTCTATAAAAAATACCTCTGTAAGTTTGAACTCCGCCGCTAGAATAGCATCGTACTTAAACTCTAAATTTTGAATAAGCGGCGTTAATATAAAGTCGGTGTAAGCCTTATGATATTCGTTATAGATAGCTCGCATAGGAACGCTGGCAGCTCTAAATCCTAGAGCGCCTCCAAGTCTTACACCACCCCCGTAAATTGGTAAAACAACGGGGTTTGTGTCCAGCGTATAAATCCTAACTGCTGAGGTCTCTCCTATTTCGTTATTCTCTCTTACCGGTATAGTGTCGCTTTCTAATACATCGCTATCGCTGAATAGCTGAGTGCTACCCGATCCGAATTTCGACGCTAGATAAGTAACGCGGTCCTGACTGCTTAACGGGTTCGTGAAAAACGAGTTAAAGGTGTCCTCGCTGTCGGAGTAGGTTAGGTCGTTCGTTTTAGCGAGCTTACTTTGGAAGGTAAAATCGCTGTAATCTACAAAATACTTTGAGTAGTCCTTGAAAGTACTTTTATAATTGCCTAAGTTGGTCCATCGGTTTATGATAACCGCCTTAGCCGTGTCGTCTATAGAAGCGTAGCAGTTGAAGTATGCAAGGGTCTGGTTAAGCAGGTCGAACGCTGTTAAGTTCTTATCGAAGTTTGGAGCGAAGCCGTCCCCCGTACCACCGTAAATCTGATAAACTCCAGCGTTTGGAGCGATTAAATACCTATTTATTTCGGTTCTTGTGTCCGTAAAGTCGCCGTACAGAGTGTATCCAATGTCAGCGAGCATCTTATTTATAACGTAGCTTAACCTAACAAGCTGAGGCATCTCTTCGATAACGTACTGCCCCGCGTTCGATTGCGTTTGCACGTAAGCCACGGGAGCGTTAGCGTTGAACTCTGTACTCGACTTTGCCACAAAGTCCGCAAAGGTTTTTTTATACCTAAACGCGCTTACTACATCGTTAATTAAAGTGCTCTTTAGTTTTAGAACTATGGAGCTGTCGGAGTATAGCACGTAAATGTCCGCTTTTGTTTTACTTTCTTTTGTAACTTTTACAATCTGATTTCTTAGCTGGATCGATCCGTTCAGGACCACATCCATAACGTACCCGTTTTGTAGCGTGTTTAGTTTGCCTCCTGGTAACTCGGGAAGATCTAACAGTTTTCTGTTGTTTGCGGTTAGGTCAATGGGAAACGTGTTAGAGTAGCTGTAGCTGCCCTGTATGCCGTTAAGGTTAATCGCTTTTTTAAAAGTAACTACCTGCGAACGCGCTATGTCTAGCCTAAATCCGTTTCTAAAAAGTTCAATCATTACAAGCCCATTTGTTCAACGTTAGCGATATCCACATTTAAACTATATTCAAAGTCTAATTTTCTCACGTTCATCTGTCCGCGTACTTTACACTCAGTAAAGCCACGGGGCAGAAGCACCTCTACTTTTGGGGAGCGTAAAAGCTCCTTAAATAGGTCCTGCAGCTCCAGGGCCTTATTGCCTGACAAAGCTAAACCCTCGGCATAGTCGACCGAACGCTGCACCTCTGTACTTCGTCCCTCCTGCTGGTTATAGAAGTCGTTGTTTATAGCATCGGTTTTATTACGCGCCGCAGTGAGCGCCTCCTTAGGGGTGTAGAAGTAAGAATATCCCGCGTAAGAAGTATAGAATCTAAATTGCAAAGTATCTTCGCACTCGCTCGCTTTGTAGCTTAGGCCATAAACGGGTATAGCGTCGTTATTTAGCGACGTCCTTAAAAGCGCGGGCAGGTACATTTCGTTAATCTGCTCCTCGGTTATCGGTGCTAACCGAACGCCTAGTCCTGCAGGTATTACGCTAGTTACTCCCTCAACGCTTAAGACTTTACTCGTTGTTGCCAGGGCTCCAGCAAACACGCTAAGCGTCTGGTTAAATCCAGAGGCAAACTCGACGTATCTAGGCGCTAAGATTGTTAATTTTGTAGGGTCCTTTTGTATTCTCACTTTTTCCGATAGCGGAGAAATTCCTATCTGTGGGAAAAAATCTAAGTTAACCAGCTCGTCGCTCGGTGAAAATTCGGCAAAGATGAACGTTTCATCAAACACATACCCACTATCAAAAACGAACGCGTCGCCTAAAGTGTTTATGTAATTCTCTGGCCTTACGTCCACGCCGATACTGAACGCCTCAATGGTGAACGCTTGGTTAGGGCTCTCGAACCTATATTCGAAGTTGTCCATCATTAAGCTCTTAATATATCGCTGTATATCTACGCGGAAAACTCCCGTACCAAAGTTTGGGAGTATGTTCTTAATAACATACCTTCTGTCGGTGTACAAGCTCTTTAGTTCTAAGTCTGCCACGAGATCATTAACGTTTACGCCTAGATCCGCATCGGAGGTCCACTCAAATATTGCTGGTTCGTTAACGTTAAAGAAGTTTAACGGCTGTTTTTGAAAAGTAATTGCCATCTATTTTTTATTTTGTCTTTGATGTCTGGCGTAGCTAGTCTAATAACTTCGTTAAACCTCTCAGCGTTAATCGAATCGGTAACGATGTCAGAGCCTCCTAATCTGAACCACGACGTACCGTTATTAATAATCGAATTTTGTACCGCATAAGGGTTGAGGTCGAGCCCTTTTGCGTCTATCCATTTTTGCAGGTTTGCAATACTTGGGTAAGGCTTCTCATCTGGAGCGATACCGTCGTTCAAACCTACTATGTAATCTAGTGCTATAATGTCATAGCTTAGCTGGTTAAAGCTCTCGTTCTTTTCGTACCTTACGGAGTTTAAAAGCGCTCTAGTGGCAACCATATCGTTCTCGATAATTAACGCTTTGAGCTTGTCAATTATAACGGTCTGCACCGCTTCGTCGGTTGTCATAAACTAATCTAGGTAGTTTTTGAGTGCAATTAACAAACCCCCTAATACAAGCCCTGATATAAAATATTCCATGTGTTTTAAATTTCAATTGTTAAAGTTATCTCTACACCGCTGTGGTTGACTCGCTTAACCGCTGCAGTACTATTCCATATAGGGCGTACTTGGTTAATTGTTACGCCGTAACCGCAGCACCTAAAGTAGGATTTAAGCGTGTTTAAAAACTCCGATGTTATCAGTTCCTTAGTTATTGTATCGAACTGACCGTCTACGCTGCCCGTCTCTACCTCTAGTGAAGGGGTGGCCGCTTTAGCTATCGTAAGTAAACAGTCGTAATTTACAGCCGTGTAGCGGTTGTTCGGATTGCCCACTACAGGCCTTACAAGCAGAACTCTGTTAACTGCAAAAAATGCGTAAGGGTCAGCGTCCATAGAAGATCCTGCAGCGTCAGTCTGAATCAAATTAATACTGTTAAAATCGAATAGTTTTTTAAGCACCTCATTAACCCCTGCACCTAGCGCAGGGCAAAACCAAGTCTCGTCTATCGGTTTTAGTATCATTTCTTTGCTTTTATATCGTTAAACTTGTTGAAGTTAGTCAACTTATCAGCAAATATATCAAATAAAATCGTATAAAAGTTAAATAGCTTTCTTTTATTATAATCTGTTTCGTTATAATTTACAGCTATGTCTTTTTTATCGGCCCAAAGTTTCAAGTAATAGTACTTGTTTATGTTCTGGTTACTTACGCCCTTAGAGGCTGGAATATTGTAGGAGGAGTGTACCTCTTCCACTAGAGCACTTAAGTTTATAATTGCTTGTTCAAACTTGTGCAGGAACGCTCTGGCTCGTATGCCTTGGTTAGCCATCTCGAATCCTAGACGGCGCTTAAAGTCGTTTAGTACCTCTTGCTCGTCAGCATCTTTTATCTGCATCCAGTCGTAAGCGTTAAACTCCGCCATAATGTCATCGACCGTTACACCGATAACTAGGGCCTTTGATATAAAATTATCGTTTGGTGTTAGCTTTGTATGCATCGTAGTAGAGTTTTATAAAGTGGAAAATTGCTAAGAGTAGCCACACTACCAGCGTGAGCGCTGCGGATCCTGCTATAATTGCAGATATTATTTTTAAGAAGGTTAATATCATAATTTTATAAATAAAAGTAGCCCAGAGAGCTCGCTACAAACTCAAAGGGCTTAGTGTTTTATAAGTAGCGAACGCCAAATATAGTAAAAGTTTTTTAAATTAACCCCATCCACCCGTATTTTTTATCTCAAAATACATTCTCATCAGTAAAGAGTCGAAAAAGTCCGGGGACTTGCCCGTTCGGTCCTTGTGCTTGCTTTTCTTTTCTAGTTTAATTTTCATTTCGTCGTCCATTGGTTCGCGTCTGACGCTTTCTAGGTCGAACATTATCTGCTTAAAATAGTCTTTGCACTCGCAGTAGATCATTTTCTTTTCGATTAATTCTTTGAGCTTAAAAGCGCACTCGGTTTTCAAGTTTCCGAACTGCTTATCTTTAATCGGTGCAGCGTTATTCGTAAACGGCTTAGCAGCTGTTAATCGTTTTAGGCTGTTTGAGGTAAATTTACGCAAGCCGTCCGCGTCGTAAACGATATTAGAGTGTGGCACTCGGTACTCTTCAGCTAACTCTAGTAGCTTATTACCTATCGCGGTCTCATCAATTTTATCTATAGCGATAACCTTCTCGACTACAAACCCGCTCCAGATTGTAATTAAAAACACGTCCGCGCCCATGTAGGCGATATCCGCGCTTAAATACCTTTGCGGCGTACCTTTTACAAAGTTGTTTGTAAAGAGATCGCAAATGTCATCATACGAAGGAATGAGGGCCAAAACGTTGTCGTCGTACTCAAAGTTCCCGTATATTAAGCGCTGAATTGTGGAGTCCTCTCCCGTTAAAAGTATGCCCTCGACGTAGCTCGCTACCTCAGGGCTCGGGTTGTCCGTTGGCAGGGCCTGTATAAACTTCTTATGTGCTGGCTCGACGTTATCCTTCCACGGCTTATAGTAGCGGTTGTAAACGTGAGTTTTAGCAGGGTTGAACGTTTCAAGTAGTTTCTTGGTTATGCTGTATTTTTCGTTTAAGCAGCGGCCTAAACGGGTGAATAGTATGTCTATTGCCTTTGGATCGGTCTCGCTGCTCTCGTCGATAGCGGCCCCTGTTAGTTCTAACCCTCCAAAACGTTCATAGAGCGGATCTGAGGGCTTGTAGGCGGTATCGATTAGGTAAATTACAGAGCCATTCCAAAAAATAAGTTTGTTAAGTTGCTGGTTGTAGGTGTAGTGCTTTTCGTTTAGCAGTCCAATTTCTGCAAATACTTTGAAGAGCGTTACAAGGGTAGTCTTTTTTAAAGTGATTAATTCTTTACGACCAAGGCCCCAGGCGGTACCGGAGTACTGACAAGCCATAAAAGTAAGCCAGTAGCACATGAGGTATGACTTCCCAGAGAACGCCCCGCCTCCGTAGCCTATGAAGAGCGTCGCTTTGTCGGTTAGCAATTTCCAAGCCTTAGTTTGTTTTTTCGAGAGCTTCACAGCTCCGCTACTCATCGAGAACGATCTGGAAGTTAACCGGTGGGAGCTTCTCCCCGCCGCTGGTTA